CCAGCCTAAGTTGGTTGTTAAGCCGTTTAAAGCCATCCGCAGCAGACACAATGCTTTTAGTTGTAACAAAACCAGCATAAAAACCAAGGGCCCTTTTAATGGAACCTGCAAGGTTATGTGTTGCTTTTGTTATATTGCTAACGCTGTCTTCAACTTTTTTAAGTTCAGACCTAGCTTGTTGGGTATTAGCACGTACCCGAATTTCTACACCACTCATTTTGGCTCCTTTAATAAAATTGCCCCCTAACAATTTCTCGATAATGAGAAGCCATCAGGGGGCAGTTCTTATTCAGGGGTTAAAATACCTATTTTTGTTAGCACTTGTTCTATAAAATACTTTGGTGCTTGTTTACTATGACCGTTGTTTAGTTGAACAATGTGATCAACAGGGTTAAGGATTGAACCCCCTAAGAAACCATACTGATCAGAAAACTTCTTTGTTTTCCATCCAGACCTAGCCTCCCCAGTATCTACTGGAGTAACTATTCGAAGAGTATCAACAGAGTAATCCATCTTCTCTTCAATGTCCATATTGACGAGAGACTTTAGCTCTTCCTCAACTCTCTTCATTTCTTGATGGAAGTTAACAACGTCAAAACGAATCTCGTTAGACATCCTTATTTCCTTTAAAGTTTACCTTCCAACCAGAGTCATCACCATTCTTTGCCTTAAGCATAAGATCTAGGAACTTACCTCTTGGAATCGCATGGTCATCTTTTTGGCTCTTTACTGAGTTATCTTTTATGATTTTCAGTGTTGGGAAAAGGTTTTCCGCAGACTCTTTTATACCCTGCGATCTTAGCATTAAATAGGTTCTTTGGTCTTCACGCCAACCCACAGGGCGCTTATTAAAGAAGTCAATCCACTTTATAAGTTCTAAGTAAGGCATTTCCTCTTTTATTTTATAAACAGGAATTCCTAAGTTATAGGCGACTTCATAGAGAGATTCTTCTTGTGTAGTTAGTTTCCCAGGTTTTCACCAAGCCCCGCAATACGCAGAATACTAGATGAGAGGTGGGTAAGCTCCCCAACAGGGAACTCATTAAATTCTTCATCGGTAATTTCGTCGGCTCCCGTGACAGCCATACGCACAACGTCTTTAATTAGAGACATGTCATCATACTCTACTTTTTTATTTTGTGCTTTTTTGATAAGCTCTTGAATATGAAGGACTTCAGAAACTGTTAGCTTCTTAACTTCAACCTCATCATTCATAAAACTTACTTTTTCAACAATCTTTTTTCCAACTAGGTGCTTCATTTTAAGCGATCTTTCTCTGTAAATAATTCTGGGTTGTTTGCTTGAAAATCATCAAGCAACTTCCTTACTTTGTGCAATACATCTAAAGTTTCCATAATCTCACGACCAATTTCTGAGTCGTTGTCAAAGTCTTGGAACCTCTCAAAGGACTTCCGGATGCTAATATCTACGCTTCTCCGCATGTGACGAAAAGTAGTGCGCATTACAAAAGTTTTACTAAACGGTTTATCTGTCATTATACTCTTTCTGGGATAAGAGAGGGCGGTTAAGCCCCCTCTAGTTTTGTTATTAGGCAGCAGCCACAGTAGCTGGACCAAAGAAGTCAGACTGAGCAGACAGCGTTACGGTTGCTGTAGTCGCATCTGTCAAGGCAGGGTTTACCAAGATAGCTTCGATTTTGCCCTTGAAGTAGAACTCTGTGTTTGCAGTTGCAAGAGTGCTACCTGCAGCTTCGTCCTGAGTTACAGGAGCCGCAGCCATCATAAAGCGGAATACAAGTTCAGTGCCGATCAAGGCGTGAATTGCTTGCATGTCTTCTGCAACGTAGTTAACAGTAACTTCCAAGCTTGGAGCGTCTGCTTGACCTTGAACTTGCGAAGAAGTTGCTTGGCCGTAAACAGGAACGTTAACGATGTTTGCAGGTGTACCAATGGATGGGAACTCACGCACAGAAGGCATACGGACGTGGTCCGCATCAGCTGTACCTGGGGCGGTGCCAACAAAGAGAGAAGCGCATTCCGCAGCGGTGTCTGTACCCGCTGGAATTGTGCCCTTAAAGAGGTCAAGGTATGTGTAGATACCTGCCCCCAAAGATGAAATATGAGCCATTTAGTGTTCTCCGTATATTTTAAATGGAATTATGTAAAGTGCGCTATAAAGCGACTTATTAGATGGGTCTAGCCCTTCCACATTCAAGTAAGATGTGGCAAGCTCTGTACCATTGATTAAACGCTTGTTTTGAAGTACGGTATCAAGAATATCTGAAATAGCCATAACACGGGATTGACCCTCGCCAGCCTTAACAAATATTTTAACTGCAACCATACCTTCTAGAATTTTATTGCCACCGTAGACATTTATGCTACTGTTGCTTGGTAAGACGTTTAGTCTACAAAATTCACTTTCTGTATTGATGTCACCTTGATAGTTATCAGGGTAAACCTCAATGTTGTTTACTGTCCAGGCCTCAGAGGCAAATACAGATTCAACGTCCGCTAAGACATTATCATACATACTATACCTCCTTTGCCAGTATTGCGTCAATAGTAAAGCCATTGTCACTATGATCAACAATACTGTAAGATCCGGAAGAAACAGTTAAAGTATCATAAACAGACAGGTTTAAGCCTGACTTCATAATAGCAGTAACTGTGAAACCGTCTCCAGAAGATTTTTTGGTCGATTGCAAGATAACATCAACAGTAGTAATACTAGAAGTGCTAACTGTGCTTCGTGTTGCAAAATCATAACCAGAGACGGTTTTTGTAGAAAGCGTACCTTGTTCTACCAAGTCACCTGCGGCAGCAAAAGCCTTATCAACAGCCTTTGTTACTTTAGCAGAGAGTGACATTAGTTAGCCCTCCACCAGCTTGTGCCTAACCCGTCAACACCTCTTCTTAGAAGGGGTCGGATAGGTTTAATAACAAAACTAGGAGTTACAGAGATTCTAGTAACATCGTTATTAGAGTCGCTGACACTGATACTACCAATGCTAATACTCTCGTATGTTTGGGTTGTCTGTGCTACCAAGTCTTCGTTATTTAGCAGGTGTAAAGCCTGTTCATAAACAGCTACTTTGACTAGAGAAGGGATTTCTGTTTCAGAAAAAGCAATTTGCATTCCCATTCTATTATCAAGGTAGTTAGCGTTTCTTCGTGGCCATGCAAGAGCTTGGGAAGAACTAACAGCAGAGCCAATCCAAGGATTGTTGTCAATAATTTGTGTAGCAGTCACTAAAGCTTCTTCACGGGTTGAGTCTGGAGCGGAAGTCCAACTAGCAGAATCAATTCGTGTTTCAAAGTAAGCGTCAGCGTCAGCTATTTCCACATAACTATTAGTATTAAGAACTAAAGCCATTAGCTCCTCCTAGTCTTATTATGAGTGGTAGATAGGCAGGATGCCCAAGTTCAATGAATCCATTTTACGGTTCCAAGAGCCAGCAGTTGCATACGCACCGTTAGTTGCGAAAGCATTGGTTGCGCCAGCCCAGTCATAACCCATTGGGTGCATGATGAAGCCATAACGGTACCAGATGTTTGTCGAGCCACCACCTGTGTAGGAGGCTGCATTACGATCAACTTCAACAGGAGTTGGAGTGGATACTGGTGCGAAGGAAACCGAACCTGGCTTCAATACGAAAGAACACTTAGCAGAAGTAGCGTTCAGGTCGCCCGATGCAGGTGTGATTGTCTGGCTTGCACGAGTCATGATCAGGCGGAACTTACCACCGAAGACTGTGTCAAACTCAAGGTTGCCGTCTTGTACACGAGTTTGGTCAACCAAGTTAGCTGCACGCATTTCAGCCATAACTTCTGGGGAAGTTGCCAAGTACATGAAGTCTGGTTCCATGTCTTTGTAAGCCATACCAACAGCTTTGAAGAGACGCTCACCACGAGCCGCACCAATAGCGGAGGAGTCAAAGAGGCGACGTGCATCGGAAGAACCTGTTGCAGCAGCACCGAACTCGCCAGCAGCGTTGATGTCAACGAAGAAGCCAGTGTTTGCAGCGTCTACGTCTGTATCGAAGGATACGATACCACCGTTACCTGTACCACCAGCGTCACCGAGGGCAACCTCGTGAGCAGCAACACCTTTGAGAACGTTCAAGAGTGCATTACCCTCGTCGTCGCCACGTACTTTTGCGAAGTCACGAGCAATCTTGGAGAGACCGTCTTGCTTCGAAACAACTTCCTGCAAGTTAACCTGCTGTGCACCGAATGTACGAACAGTCTTAACATAGTTAGCAATGTCAGTTGCGATGTCTGTGTAAGCGCCATCAGCTGCAGACGACAACGATGGAACGTTGATGTTTGCGGAGAGTGGCTTGTACCAACGGAACTGACCAACAAAGGACTCGCCGTTTGCATTGATGTCGTCACGCTGGCCAACGATGCCAGTGGAGTTAAGCTTTTTCTCAGTTGTGTAAGCCTCATCTGCATAAGCAGAGATTGCAAGTGCTACGTTCTGAAAGTCTGTGTTTGTAATAGCCATGATTTATTTCCTTATGGTAACTATTATATATTAATAGGAGTAATTACCCAGCTGACCTTTGGCCGCTAGTGCAAGAACTTCTTCTGTTGTCATTTCACCAATAGTCTTCTTTTGTTCCATTGATGAGGTGCCAGAGGCATTTGTTTTACCAGCACCTGTGTTTGCTTTAATGCGGAATAGAAATGAATTGTCTTCACTCTTAGAGTAAGACTTAATAAAATCTTGAATGTTT